CTAAGGAAGGTCACACATATGTGATGTGTGTCGATGTATCGAAGGGAAGAGGTCAAGATTATTCAACATTTAATGTCTTTAGAATAGAGAAAGCTAAATTCAAGCAAGTTTGTGTCTTTAGAGATAATATGATTTCTCCTCTTATCTTTCCAGACATCATTGTTAAAATTGCATCATTGTATAATCAAGCTATCGTTGTGATTGAAAATAATGATGTAGGTACCGTAGTCTGCAATGCTGTATATTATGACTACGAATATGAAAACACATTTGTTCAATCCACTATCAAGGCGGGTGGCATTGGTGTAACTATGACTAAGAAGATTAAACGGATTGGATGTTCTAATCTAAAGGATTTAGTCGAACAAAAGAAACTTGAGGTTGTAGATTCGGAGACTATATCCGAGATTTCAACATTTGAAGCAAAAGGTTCTTCATACGAAGCAAGTGGTAACAATCACGATGATTTAGTGATGAATCTTGTTATGTTTTCTTGGTTTATTTCTTCTGATGCTTTTTCTGATATACTAGATATGGATTTAAAAGGAATATTATACCAAGATCGTATAAAAGAGATTGAAGATGATTTAATACCATTTGGTTTCATCGATAGTGGAACTAAATCATATGAAACGGAAAGATATGACAATCTCGTCCAACAACAGAAGGACTGGATGAATTTTTGAAAAACTCATATTTATAAATAGTTCTTGAGTGAAGTGAGTATATTCTTGTTATTTCTAAAATCTCTTATTATACAAATCAAATAAATCTGAAAGGAAAATTATGGCATTTCAAGTCTCGCCGGGAGTCGCGGTAAAAGAAATCGACTTAACTAACGTCATACCAGCGGTATCGACCTCTATTGGTGGATACGCAGGTAGATATAGATGGGGGCCTGTTGAACAGGTTACTCTCATCAGTTCTGAAAATGAACTCGCTAATCAATTCGGTAAACCCAATGATCAATACGCTAGATCGTTCTTCGAATCTGCAGCATTCCTACAATATGGTAATGCTCTCAAAGTTGTAAGAGCAGAAGAAGATAATCTATTAAATGCATCTAGTGGACTTCCTCTAGGCGCCATCTCTGGTATAACAGGTCCTGGTGGTAATATTAATTGGGAAGCTTCTAGTCCTAGTGATATTATAACAACAGTTGATGCTGTTGGCACAGGAACAGGGGCCATATTAGGCGCGCCCACTTATAAAGTTATCGGTGTTATTGTTGGTGATGGGGGTGATGGAGAGCCCGATGGAATAAATTATTCTGTGGGTGATATTGTCTCGTTAAATATTGGTGGTAATGATATAGAATTTACAGTTACTGCAACTGATGATGATGGCGGACAAAATGGAAATGTCTCGACGTTTGCAATGAATGAGCCCAATACCATTTTCCAAGCTTCAGATTTGGCTGCCCTAACACGATTTACTGAATTACCAACAAGTGTTGTTTCATATAGTGGTGGTATAGAACCTAGTGGTGCTACTATTCAACTACATTTCGCAGCTGAGGCTATTCCTGTTACAGCAAGTGGATCTGGTTATGATGAGACAACCACATTAGAATTAAATGGCGTGGCAGCATTCGTGGAGCAAGCAGCTGTAATCACATTCAATATTCAAGAAACATCCTTTGATAATGAACTTATCAAAAATGATGAAGATTTTGAAAATAGTAAATCTGGCTTAGAAGATGATATCTATTCTAGATATGCTGGAGCGATTGGTAATAAAACAAGAGTTTATATTCTTAATAATACTAATTTTGCTAGTTCTTTTACTGGCGCCACAGGTACGTATGATGTTGCAGGAAATTTCGATTCTGCACCTGATGCAAATACAGAATTACATATTCTTGTAACAACCACCGCAAAAGAATTCACTGGTGATAATAGTGAATCGAGTGAAGTGGTAGTTGAAACATGGCCTTTCTTGGGTGTTGCTTCAACTTCTAAATCTTCAGATGGTTCTAATAACTATTATGTAGATGTAATCAATTCTCGTTCAAGTTGGATCTATATCCCTAATGCAATTGCAGGGGAAAAGGACTTGACTGCAGAAGAAGCTACATATGAATTCTCTGGTGGTGTCGATGGTTCGACAGTTAGAAATGATGGTCTTGTTTCTACGGCTCTTTCACTATTGGCAGATTCAGAAACAGAAGACGTAAATCTTCTATTCACAGAGACAGACAGTGATGAGAATACGCACACATTAGCAAACCTTGTATTATCTGTTGCTACAGATAGAAAAGATTGCGTAGCATTCGTTTCACCACCTGTATCTTCCACTAAAGGTCAATCTGCATCAAATGCATTGACAAGTGTGAATGGATATAAGAATACATTAAGTGCTCCAGATTCGTACGGTGTAATTGGTTCAACATCTCTTACAGTGTATGATAAGTATAATGATAAATTCATTCATATTGGATCTCAAGGTCACCTTGCAGGACTTTGTGCTAACACAGATAATGTGGCGGACGCTTGGTTCTCTCCTGCAGGATTTAATCGTGGTCAACTCAGAAATGTAGCAAAGGTAGATTTCAATCCAAATAAAGCACAAAGAGATTCGCTTTATAAGAATGGAATTAACCCAATCGTTGCATTCCCCGGCCAAGGTATTGTCCTCTTCGGTGATAAAACACTTCAATCTAAACCATCTGCATTCGATAGAATCAATGTTCGTAGATTGTTCATTGTTCTAGAGAAAGCCATTGCAACTGCAGCGAAGTATCAGTTATTCGAATTGAATGACGAATTCACACGAGCTGTATTCAGAAATGCTGTTGAGCCATTCTTGAGAGATGTACAAGGACGAAGAGGTATCTATGACTTCGCCGTTGTTTGTGATGAAACAAATAACACAGGTCAGGTTATCGATTCAAATCGTTTTGTGGCTGATATTTATATCAAGCCCGCTCGTTCGATTAATTTCATTACATTGAATTTCATCGCAACACGGACTGGTGTAGATTTCTCTGAGGTCGTTGGTTTAACTAATGCTTAATTTTATAAATAAGAAAGGATAAACAATTATGAGCTTACGTATAGATGATCTAAAATCTAAATTATCAGGTGGGGGCGCACGCCCCAACCTTTTCAAAGCAACAATCAATTTTCCTGGTTATGCTGGAGGAGATAGTGAATTAACTTCCTTCTTGTGTAAAGCTGCACAGCTACCAGGTTCAGTTGTTGGTCAAATCGATGTACCATTTCGTGGTCGCCAGTTGAAAATTGCTGGGGACAGAACATTCGAAAATTGGACTATCACTGTTATCAATGATGATGAATTCAAGATTCGCAATGCATTCGAAAGATGGATGAATGGAATCAATGAGCATCGTGCAGGTACTGGTTTCTCAAATCCTATTGATTATCAATCTGATCTTATTATTGATCAGTTGAATAGACAGGATGATGTAACCAAATCTATGATCGTTCGTGGAGCATTCCCCGTGAACATTAGCGCTATTGATCTCAGTTACGATACAACTGACGCAATCGAAGAATATACTGTTGAATTTGCTTTCCAATACTGGGAATCAAATACAACTTCGTAAATAATTAAAGAAATCATGGGCTCCTCTCTATGGGGAGCCCATGTATTTTCTGTTATAAATAATATACATGGAGCTGTTTGGATATCAAATTACTAAAAAGATTGGATCACGAGAAGAGAAACTCGATAAAGATCTAAAATCATTTGTCCCTAAACGTGATGATGAGGGTTCTTCTTCTGTAGTCACAACAGGAGGCTATTATGGTCAATATGTTGATATTGACGGAACAAGTAGTGACACTGAATCCGAACTAATTGTTAAATATCGTGAGACTGCATCACAGCCCGAGTGTGATCAGGCTATCAATGATATTGTAGATGGTGCCATTGCCTCAGGTGATGATTCTGCGCCCGCGGCACTTAATATGATTGATTCTGAATTACCAGATTCAATTAAGAAACAGATTCAAGATGAATTTGGTAAAGTTTTATCTTTGTATAAATTTAACCGGAAGGCGGCTGATCTATTCAAGGAATGGTATGTAGATGGTCGTTTATATTTTCATGTCGTAACAGACGAAAAGAATTTCAATAAAGGAATAAAGGAACTTAGACAAATAAATCCTTTATACCTTAAAAAAGTAAAAGAAGTCAAAAAGGTACTTGATCCAAAGACAGGTGCTAAGATTCCTAAAACTGTAGCGGAATATTACATTTATTCAGAAACTGATGATATCGCTTCTGAAAATAATGTGGGTATCAAGATT